CTGAAAAAAAGCGCGCCGAGGTCGGGCAGGACGCGCGTCCACGGGCGCGCGACAATGAAAGAACAGGTCCGCGGAGGGCCGAAAAAGGTGCAAAATGCGCCTTTTTTTGATGCTTATTTTCGCGGAGATGGGCGGAGGATTCACGGATGAAGGAAGCAGATGTGGCCGCCGTCGTGGAAGTTGCGGATCAGCTGCCGGCAGATGCCAGGACGGTCCGGAAGAAGACGGCGAAAAAGAAGACGAAAACCAGGACGAAAGCGCGGAGCGGGAGCGAAAAGCTGACGCCGGCAGCGCTCTACCGGAAGATGATCGCCTTCGGAAAGGCCTACCAGGTCGAAAAGGAGCAGGATTTCATCGAGGCGGCGCGGATCTACGCGGAAGAGGCCGCGCTGATCGATCAGATGCGGGACAGGATCGCGGAAGACGGCCTGACGGTTGAGAAGACCTACAAAACCGGATCGGTTGACGTGGCGCACCCGCTGCTAAGTGAGCTTCCGCGCCATGTGGAGAGCGCCAACAAATGCCTGACGACGATCGGGAACATGATCGCAGAACGGGGCGCGAAAAAAGAGCGGGCGTCAAGAGACCTGGACGCGTTCCGGCTTCACTAAAAACGGCGGGGTGGTCGGGGCGTGAAGATGAACGTGATCCCGGAGGAAGAGCAGAGGATCCGGGAACTGGAGGAAATATCGAACAGGCTCGCAAACCTGGAACAGCGGACCAGAAAAGCCAGGCAAAACAGCAATCCAATCCTGGAATACTGGGAGGAAATCCAGACCGGCGGCGTGGTGGTCGGAAAGTGGATCCGGATGCTGTACGACGTACTGATGCAGGGGATCAACGAAAAGCGCTGGTTCTACGATGAGAAGCTGGCCTGGAACGCGATCGGTTTCATTCAGAGATACTGTCATCACTACAAGGGACAGCTGGCCCCGCGGAGGATCAAGCTGGACCTGTGGGAGCGAGCCGGAATCAGCGCCATCTTCGGGATTGTGGACGCGTTCGGGAAGCGCCAGTTTTCACAGGTGTTCTGGCCGGTCGGCAGGAAGCAGGGGAAAACGCTGATCGCCGGAGGCATCGGGACATACATGGGCTACGCAGCCGGGGAATACGGCAGCGAGGTCTATTACCTGGCGCCGAAACTGGAACAGGCGGATCTGGCCTATTCCGCGCTGGAGTTTAACGTCCACGCGGAGCCGGAGCTGGACGTGATCACAAAGAGCACGAAATACCGCGGCCTGGTGATCCAGGAGACGAACACGATCATCCGGAAACTGGCGTTCACCAGTAAGAAATCGGACGGTTACAATCCGATGTTTTACTGCGCGGACGAGGTCGCGGCGTGGCCGGGTATGGCGGGCCTGCGGCAATGGGAGGTTATGGCCTCCGGTACCGGCGCTCGGGGGGAGCCGCTGGGCCTGGCGATCTCATCAGGCGGGTATGAGAATGACGGACTGTATGACGAACTGATGAAGCGGTCCACAGCGTTCCTGATGGGGAACAGCAGGGAGCAGCACATTCTTCCGTTGATCTACATGATCGACGATCCGGAGAAGTGGGACGACCTGACGGAACTGCGGAAGAGCCTGCCGGGGCTGGGGATCAGCGTCAGCGAGGAATTCATCAAAAAGGAGATCGACACCGCTCACGAAAGCCTGAGCAAAGAGATCGAATTTAAGACGAAATACTGCAATCTGAAGCAGAACCTGAGCACCGCCTGGCTAAAGGCGGAGGACATTAACAAGGCTTTCGGGCACCGCAAGAGCCTGGAGGAAATCCGCGGACATTACTGTGTCGGCGGCGTGGACTTGTCCCAGTGCGTGGACCTGACGAGCGCAACAATTATTACAGAAATCGATGGAGTGCTGTGGACGCACAGCCACTTCTGGCTGCCGAACAAGCGGCTGGAGGAGGCCACGCGGAGGGACAATATCCCGTATGAAATTTACATCAAGAAGGGATTCCTGAGCCTTTCCGGAGAGGAGTTCATCAACAATGACGACGTGCTGCTGTGGTTCATGGACCTGGTGAAGAAATGGAAGATTTATCCGCTGATCATCGGATACGACAGGTGGATGAGCCAGGAGCTGGTGCAGAAGCTGAACCAGAAGAGTTTCCACACGGACAGCGTGACGCAGGGATTTAACCTGTCAGGCGTTTCGGACACGTTTGAGGGAATGCTGCGGGAGGGCAGGATCCGGGATATGGACGACAACGACCTGCTGAAAATCCATATGGCGGACGCGGCGCAGCAGATGGAGAGCAACACGGAAAGCGCGCACCCGCGGAAAAAGCTGGTCAAGATCAGCAAAAACGCGCACGTTGACGGCATGGCGGCGCTGCTGGACGCGATGGCGATGAGACAGTTCAAGTGGGCGGAGCTTGGAGCGCGTCTGGAGAACAAGGGAAAGACAATAACGACCGCGGGACATTAAGAGGGTGGTAGCTTATGGGACTGATGGAGAAACTTTTCGGGAAGAAGGAACAGCCGGCGGCGGTGAAGGCGCAGCACACCTTTCAGCTGCTGGACGGATACACGCCGGCGTTTCACACCTGGAACGGCTCGATCTTTGAAAGCGACCTGATCCGGGCAGCGCTGGACGCGCACGGACGGCACGCAGCAAAACTTCAGGTGAGCGTTGAGGGCAAAGCAAAGCAGAACCTGACAAACCGGATGCAGATCCAGCCGAATGAATACCAGACGTGGAGCCAGTTCCTGTACCGGACGGCCGTGGTCCTGTACGCGAGGAATACGGCTTTCCTGGTGCCGACGCGGGAGGAGAAGGGAAAGCCGAACGGCGTGATCGGGATTTTGCCGGAAAGCTGGGAACTGGTGGAATACAACGGGACACCGTACGTCCGTTTTCAGCTGCCGAATAATCGGAGGATTGCCTGCAGCCTGTACGAGACGGGCATCCTGACCCGGTACCAGTACAAGAGCGAGCTTTTCGGAGAGAGCAACGACGCGATGAAGGCCACGCTGGACCTGATCGACATGCAGCGGCAGGGGATCCAGGAAGGCATCAAAAACGGCGCGACGTACCGGTTCAGCGCGCAGAGCGACAACTGGGCGAGCGACGAGGACCTGGCCAGCGAGATGGAGCGGTTCAACAGCTTCACTTTCCAGAACCGTAAGAAAAGCGGCGGCATGATCCTGTTCCCGAACACGTACACGAACGTGCAGCAGCTGAAACAGGACGGGTACAAGGTGGACGCAGACCAGATGAAGCTGATCAAGGACAACGTGTACGACTACTTCGCGGTGAACGAGGACATCGTGCAGAATAAGGCTTTCGGTGATCAGTGGCTGGCGTTCTATGAGGGGGCGGTCGAGTGGCTGGCGATCCAGCTGTCGGATGTAATGTCCCGAATGTTCTACTCGGAACGTGAGCGGCAGCTGGGGAACCGGATTTTCTTCACAAGCAACAGGCTGCAGTATATGTCGAACAAGGACAAGCTGAACGCGATCACGACGTTCGCGGACCGGGGCCTGATGACGCGGAACGAGCTGCGGGAGATCATGAACCTTCCGCCGCTGCCGGAACCGCTGGGAAGCCAGATCCCGGCACGGGGCGAGTATTACGACGTGACGAACCCGCCGGAGGACAAGGCGGGGGAAGATCCTTCAGATGCGCCTGAGGACGACACGAAAGACAACGGAGGGGACGAGAATGAAAAAAGCTGAAAGAAGGGCCTACACGTTTGAAGTGCGGGCGGAGGAGACAGAGGGGATCGCGCGGCTGGAAGGCCGGGCGATTCTTTATAACAGCAGGACAAACATCGGACGGTTTGATGAAATTATTGAGCCGGGCGCCCTGGACAACACAGATCTGAGGGACGTCCCTTTTTTCGCGAACCACAACATCAACAGCATCCCGCTGGCCAGGTCGAGGAACAACAACGAGAACAGCACGATGCAGCTGATCCTTGACGGCGACGGGCTGGGAATCCGCGCGGATCTCGACATCGAGAACAACGCGGAGGCGAGGGCGCTTTATTCCGCGGTCGAACGTGGGGACATTACCGGGATGTCCTTCATGATGATCGGGATAAAGGATAAATGGGAAGGACCGCGCAGCGAGCATCCGCTCAGGCATATCGTTGGCATTGAGCGGATCGGGGAAGTCTCAGCGGTCAATTTCCCGGCGTACGCGCAGACGTCTATCGAAAGCCGCGACAATTCCGGAACACTGGAGAGTGCGATGGAATCACTGGAGAGTGCGATCGCGGAGGAAGAGGCGGAAGAGCGTGCCGCAGCTGAGCAGGAACGCCGGACGGCGGTTCTGGAGTGGCTGGAAAACTATAAGAAAGGGGAAAAGTAAAAATGGATTTTAACTTTTCCGAAATGTCTCCGGAACAGCTGGAAGAGCGCAAGGCTGACCTGCTGAAGGAGATGGAAACGCCTGAGATGGCAGCGGAAGATCTGGAAGCCAGGCAGGCTGAAGTGATCGCCATCGACAAAGAACTGGAAAACCGCGAAGCCGCCGAAATGAAGGCGGAGGAAGACCGGAAGGCCGTCGAGAACGGAGCCGGCGAAATCAGAGAAGAAATCAAACAGGAGGAAAAGAGAATGGAAATTTCCGAAATCCGCAACAGCCCCGAATACCTGGAGGCTTATGCCAACTACATCCGCAGCGGCCATGACAACGAGTGCCGCACCGTGCTGCTGAGCCAGAACGCGCCCGCGTCCGGCCAGCTGCCCGTCCCGGACATGGTCGAGGCGACCATCAAGACCGCCTGGGAAAAGAATGAGTTCCTGAACAAGATCAAGAAGACCTACTTCCGCGGCAACCTCCGCGTACCGTTCGAGCTGAGCGCGACCGGCGCCTGGAAGCATGTTGAAGGCACCACGGGCCTGACCGAGGAAGAAATCACAATCGGTATCGTGCAGCTGATCCCCGCGAACATCAAAAAGCTGGTCCGGGTGACGGACGAGTGCATCACGATGGGCGGCGAGGAATTCATCCGCTACATCTACGATGAAGTGACCTATCAGATCCTGAAGGAACTGGTGAAGGAAATCATCGACAAGATCGACGATGCCAGCACCAGCAACAGCTCTTCCGCCATCGGCATCCCGAAGGTGAAGGTAGCGCCCGGCCTTGTGGTTCTGGCCAACGCCGCCACCAACCTGAGCGAGGACGCGACCGACCTGTGTGTCGTACTGAACCGCCTGACCGAAGCGAAGTTCAACACCGCGTATGCCGCCGGCCAGTTCGCGATCGATCCCTTTGCGGGCTTTACCAAGGTGTACTGCTCTGCCCTGCCGGCCTATGACACCGCCAGCGAGAACGACATGTACGCCATCGTGGGCGACCTGAGCGCCATCCAGGTGAACTATCCCGAAGGCGAAGGCCTGGTTATCAAGTGGGACGACATGAGCGAATCGGAGGATGACCTGGTGAAGGTCGTTGGCCGTCAGTATTCCGGCTTCGGCGTGACCGCTCCCGGCCGCCTGGTCAAGCTCACCAAGCCCGGCGCCTGATGAAGGTTAAACTGCTGCGGGATTGCAAACCGTTCGGAAGGACCGGGGAGATCGCTGAGGTCTCCCCGGACCATTTTGAGTGGCTGGAATCCCTCGGATACGCCGTGCCGGTGACGGAAGCCAGGGAGCGGGCGGAGGAACCGGAGAAGGCTGAAAAGCCGGCGGAGAAAAAAACCGCGGCGAAAAAGCCGGCGGCGAAGAAAAAATAACGGGCGGAGGCCCGCGTAAAAGGAAGCAAAAAGCATGAAGCTGTTGATCGGAGTACCCACGACCGATTACGTCCACGCGGAATTCACAAAAAGCCTGACAGCCCTGGAGCGGAAACTGATCCGGGACGGGGTGGACATGGACGAAAAAATCATCGGCGGAACACTGGTATATATCGCACGGAACAAGATCGCACAGCATGCGATCAACGAAAACTTTACCCACGTCCTGTGGCTGGACAGCGACATGACGTTCGGGGAGAACATCGTGGACGACCTGCTTTTCTGCGGAAAGGATATGGTGTGCGGCGCCTTTATCGGGAGGCGCCCGATGTTCGCGCCGTGCGTTTACAAAAATATCAACGCGTTCCCGATGGAGAAGGTGCGGCAGTTCGGCACGGAACCGTTCCGGGTAGACGGATGCGGATTCGCGCTGGTGCTGACAAAGGTGGACGTGCTGCGGAAAGTCAAAGAAAAATACGGCACATGCTTCACGCCGACGGAAGACTTCGGAGAGGACCTGGCTTTCTGCGAGCGGGCGAAAAGCACAGGCACCGAAATCTGGTGCGAGCCGACGGTAAGGCCGGGGCATATTGCACACATCCCGGTATACGCGGGGGAAGATATGTTCGGGGGACTGTTCGGATGAAAAAAGTGCTGATCGCCGCGCCGCTGCGGCAGGATCCGAAGATCTTCAGGGAATACCAGAAAGGCCTGGACGGCCTGATTATACCGGACGGCGTAAAAGCCGACCGGTATTTTGTTGTGAACGACTGCGATGAGGTGATACCGGAAATCCGGGGCGCCGAATATGACGTGATCAACAGCAAAAACGTAACGATGTACCAGGATCACCTGTGGGACAGGCAGCTGGTCAGCAACATGAGCGCGTACAGGAACATGACCATCCGGAAGGCGCTGAAGGGCGGGTATGATTACCTGTTTTCAGTGGACACGGATCTGGTGCTGGAGGAGCACACGCTGGAAACGCTGATAGCGGCGGACAAGGACTGCGTGGCTGGACTTTTCTGGACGAACGGGTGGAGCAACGCGTGGATGTACGACCAGGCGGAGGATAACAACCGGCCGGAATGGCGAGAACCAGGCCTGTACCAGGTGGGCGGGACCGGGGCGCTGTTCCTGATCAAGCGGAAGGTGCTGGAAGCCGGCGTGGACTACACGCCCATCCCGAACCTGCGGAAAGCGGTTTTCGGGGAGGACAGGCACTTCTGCATCCGGGCAGTATGCAACGGGTTTGAGATCTGGGCGGACAGCCACTGCCAGCCGGTACATCTTTACAAAAACAAGCACTATGACGACTACATTGGCGGGAGGGCGAAACCATGTTTCAGGAAGTGAAGGAGCTGCTGACATTTATCGACGGCGATGAGTATGACGCGAGAATCATCGCGGAGATCAAGGCTTGTGCTCTGGATCTGACGACAAGCACGGAAATCGTACTGCCTGGTGAGATCAGTATCACGCGGACACAGGATCCGCAGACAAGCGCCTGGACTATTACAGACGACAGTACGTTGAAGGACGATCTGATCATCAAAACCATCGCGGTATGGTGCAACAAGGAAATCGGGAACCCGCCAAACTATGACAGCCTGCAGTCCGCGTACAACAGTCTGAAGGGACAGCTGCGACTGAGCAAGGCGTACACACAATACGGGGAGGCGACGGCGGAATGAGAATGATGACCAGCTGCGAGCTGATCAGCTTTTCGCCGGACGCGCATGAAGCAGGATCCGCCGCGGAGGAAACGAAGCGGAAGGTGAAATGCCAGGAGATGAGCCTGACGCAGGCTGATGTATATCAGGCCGGGGGCGAAGGACTCAGCCCGGAGGCGAAGCTGCTGATCCCGTACGACAAAGAGTACAAAGGCGAGCGGGAACTGATCTACAAGGGAGAACGCTGGCACGTGATCACGAAGGATCCGTACAAGGAATGGAATGGCGTGATCCTGGCGATCAGAAGGGACAAAGGCAACAGCAAACCGGCGGAGACACCGGCAGCTGAACCGCAGGAGGTGGGCGGATGAGCCAGTACCAGAGCCTGGTGGCAGCGCTGAAAAGCCTGACACAGGGAGAGGCGCCGGCGACGGTAACGCTGCCGATGGCGGAAAACGGCTGGAACACGCGGCCGGACACGGAAAGCTACGGCATCGTAAGCCTGGACTTTGAGGCGGACGCCTTCTGGGCGGACGACAGGAAAAAGGACATTGTTTACGAAGGCAGCGCGGACCTGTTCAGCAAGTCAAAAAACGGCGCCGGATGGGTGCAGCTGATCACGGAAACGCTGACCGCGTACTGTGACGGATGCTGGAGCCTGAACAGCCACACCTATGAACGGGACACGGGACTGTTTCACTGGGAATGGACATTTGAGGTGACGGACTGATGCCGTACGAGATGAAAGTCGACGGGATGGCCGAAATCAGCGATATGCTTGAAAAAATGGCGGAGCAGGCGCAGGGAGTGGCCTCCCAGGCGGTGTATGTCGGCGCAGGCATTATGGCGGAGGAGATCAGGAAGGGCGCGGAGGGAATCAAGACCGCGCCTTTTAAGTACGCGAAGGAAGGGACACGGTTACCGTCTCCGGAGGAGAAAGCAATCGTGGTAGCTGCCGGAGCGGGGATCGCGAAATTTGACAAGAACGGGACGGAAGTCAGCACGTCTGTCGGGTACAGGGCGAGCGGATACGCCGAACTGAACGGAAAGAAAAAACCGATCCCGCTGATCGTTAACTCCATCAACTCCGGAACCAGTTTTATGAGCAAACAGCCCTTCGTCCGGAAAGCCGCGCGAACGGGAGGGACAAAGGCGATGGCTGCAATGCGTGACAAGATTGAGAACGCATTTGAAGAAATGATTAAAAAGTAACATGGAGGGAAAAACATGAAACCGAATGTGGGTATGGTATATCCGGTATGTGCTCCTGTGTCCGCGTACACAGCAGGGACAAGCATTACCTACTCCGCGGGGTCTGTCGTCTCTGAAGCCAGGAGCGCCAGCATCAGCTGGGAGCGTTCAGACGGCGAATTTTACGGAGACGATGTCCTGCTGGACACCGACAACGGCGTGACCGGCTACACGATCGAGTTTGAGCCTGCGGGCCTGACAGACACGATCCGGAAGACGCTGCTGGGCGAGACACAGGCGAGCAGCGAGTATTCAATCACGGACGCCCCTGCGCCGTACGTAGGCTTCGGCTATATCCGCGTCATGCGGGAACTGAGCTCCGGATCTCCCATCACGACGTATGAAGGTTGGTGGTATTACCGGGTGCAGTTCTCCGTGACAAGCGAAGAAACACGCACAAAAGAGAAAAACCTGGAATGGCGGACGCCGACGCTGAGCGGCAAGGGCACAGGCGTGCAGCTTACGAGCGGATCATCTGCGATGACATTCGCGGTCCACGAGACATTCAGCTCTTTTTCCGGCGCGCAGACCTGGCTGAAAAGCAAGGCCGGTATTACCTGATGAAAGAACGGGACGGAGGGATCATCCTTCCGTCCCGGATTTTGTGTATTAGCAAGGAGGCAGAAGGAAGCATGGTAACCATCACACTGAAGGGACGGCAGGTCCCGCTTATCTATACAACGTACGAAATGAAAACCATCCAGGAAGAAATCGCGCCAATGAGCCGGGCGATCATGCTGGTGCTGGGCCGGAACCCGGAAGACAAGAAAGACACGAGCCGCTACGGCGGGGCGGAACACCTGGGCGCTGCGGCGAAGCTGATCCGGATCCTGGGGAACGCCGGGCTGGAGGAGGCAGGAGAGGCCCCGGATCTGACGGACAAGAAGGTGCTGCGGGCGCTGAAACCGTCGGAGATCGCCGAAGTGGTGAACGCCTGCATGGAAGCGATGAACGAGGGCATGGCCAGCGAGATCCCGGAAGAAAAGAAAGAGGGACCGGTAGACATAACCCTTGAGGAAATGAACAAAAAAAAAGAGAAGGACGACTGACCTACCTGATGGTGGTCAGCTGGGGCCTGATCGCCGGGCTGAGCCTGCCGGAGATCCACCGGATGCGGCCGGGCGCGGTGATGGACCTGTATATTTACCGTCGCAATTATGACGACGTACAGCACGGGATAATGAGAGGGTGAGCACATGGCAGGAACGAACGCGAACGTGAAGGTCGGAGTGTCCGGTATTGCCCAGTTCAAGCAGAACATGAACCAGGCGAAGCAGGCCGTGAAGACCCTGGACGCCCAGCTTGCCCTGACAGAGAAGCAGTTCAAGGCCTCCGGCGACGCCGAGAGCTACATGATCGAAAAGGGCGAACTGCTGAAGGCGAAGCTGAAGCAGCAGGAAGCCGTTGTCCAGAGCGCGGAAAAGGCGCTGCAGGCGATGACGGAGCGCGGCGTTGAACGGTCGAGCAAAGCATACCAGGACATGTATCGCCAGATGGTAAACGCGAAGGGCGAGATGATCGACACAAAGCAGGCACTGGAGAATATAGGGACAGCAGCGGAAGACGCGGAGGTTTCTGTATCCGGCATGGAGGAAAGCCTGCAGGGGATCGGAAAGAATATCAGCCTGGACACGATCCAGAATGCCCTGAAAAGCCTGACGGGCGGCATGGAAGCGATCATGCAGAAGGCGCTGCGGGTAGGGAAGGTTATCACCCAGGAAGTGCTGGGAGCCGGCAGCTGGGCGGATGATCTGGCTTCAAAATCTGAATACTATGGAATAGAAGAAGATGAACTGCAGCGGATTGAAAAGACTGCGGACTTGATCGATACATCCGTGGACGCCATTGTGGGCGCCAAGAAACGGATGAAGCAGAACCTTGGGGCCGGCAGCGCTGACACGATTGACGCGCTGGACGCGCTGGGCCTCGGGAACATCGTGGACACCGATCCGGAGGAAATGTTCTGGAAGATCGGCGATGCCATCATGAACCTGGGCGATGAGTACCAGAGGGAAGACAAAGCACAGAAACTTTTCGGCCGCGGATGGAATGAGCTGATTCCGCTTTTTCGGACGGGGCGGGAAGAATACGAAAAACTGAATAAAAGCTGGAATACTGTCCCACAGGAACAGATCGACGCGCTGAAGGAGATGGACGACCAATACCAGATTCTGAAGAACGACCTGGAGACCGTGAAGCTGACTTTCCTGGGCGAACTGGCGCCGGCAGCCAAGGGCGTGATGGAAACGCTCACCGGCCTGGTGGGCGAGTTTAATAAGTATCTGGAGTCTGATGACGGCAAAGAGATGATGGATTCTCTCGGCAAAGCGGTCGAAAGTCTTTTCACAGATCTGACAAAAATCGACCCGAAGCAGACGATGCAGGACATCATCGGGATCTTCGACAGCATCAAGGGCGGCCTGAAGTGGATCGCGGAGAATAAGAGGGGCGTCGTGACCGCGGTGGAGGCCTTTATCGGCGCCTGGGCAGTGCTGAAGACGGCGTCTGGCGTGACGACGGTGCTGGAACTGTTAAACGGCCTGAAATGGCTGAAGGCGAACCCGGACATTAAGCTCCCAAGCTTCGGATTCGGAAACGGCGGAGGCGGCGGAAACACCGGAGGCGGCACGCCCGGATGGGCAGCGGCCCCGATGAACTTCCTGAACGGCGCGTCCGCTCAGATCCTGAAAACGCTGAGCCCTGCCGGCGCGATCGGATCGCTGCTGCCGGCTGTGTTCGACAGGTTCCTGAACGAGACGAATATCGGCCGGGCGCTCCGGGACGGCACCGACCTACTGGAAGGCCTGAACAAGGACGTCGAGGAGTTTTCCGAAAACATTGAAAAGAACGCGGAGACCTTTGAGAAGGACTGGTCCGAGAATATCCTGACTCAACCCGGCAAGAACGCGATCCTGTTCTGGGATCAGTTCTGGAAAAACGTCTGGACCGGCGGATACGAGCAGGGAGCCTTCGCGGACGAGGAAGACTGGGAAGGCGACGCCAACGACGTGATGGCAGCCATCGCCAGGATGACAGAACTGATGGAAAACGGCGGGACAGAATCAAACGGCAAGAAGACGCCGTCCTGGATGCCGGACCTGAGCAAACTGCCGCAGAACATGAAGGACGTCTTCCTGTCTGTGATGGGAAGCATTGGCGTGTACCTGAACGGACAGAAGGTCGGAGAGATGATAGCGCCCTATGTGGACGAGCAGCTTGCCGGCGAGGTTTACGCTGATTAAACGGAGGGATAGAGCATGATCCTGTCGAGACGGATTGCACTGGACGATGCGTGGCTGGACGAGGTGGACAACTCCATCGTGATCCGTTCCATCA